CGCTTGCGCATCATCTCTGTGCCGCCTTTAGAATTCAAAGAAATATCAGTTTCTACAACCTCACCTTTATAAATCATACTCATTTGTCTATTACTCCAACTCAAAATCTTTCAATGAATCCCAACGGAATGAGCGCCAGCCAGCAGCTTTAACGTCATATACCGCGAGAACATCTGGATTCGGTTTTTTTGTTTTAGTTTCTGCATCTTCAGTTACTAAAGGTTTTGCAGGAAGAAGATCTTCTTTAAGAGTGCACTTCATTACCCGCTCGTCACCATTTACTTTGGTAAATGTAACATTGCAAACACCTTGCTGCAAAGCGATTTTCATATCGTCTTTAGTCATCATAATATAACTCCTAGTTCGTATTAATATTTATATTGTTTCAAAGATATCTTTTAAAGCTTCTTCGAAGTCTGAAAGGTTTGAGTTGTTATGTACTCTATATGATAATACATCAAATTTGTGCGGAAGTACATACTTATTTTCAATTTCTGTCTTTTTATTTAGTACATATTCTTTAGTGATAACTCCGTCAAAATATCTGCGAGAGTCTGTTGAGAAATCATGCCCTTCACGAGTAAGTTGTACTAAGCAGAAATTCTTATTGCCAACCATTTCAACTACTGGAATAAGCTCGTCTATGAACCCACCATCAGAGATGCAATAATCTTGTGTTGTGTCGATCTCTGAAGCTACCTGTTTACCAAAGTAGTCTAGACCATATCGAGGTTTGATTTTTTTTTCAGAGACATATATCATTGCTTCACGACAAGACATGTTTCCAAGCCAACTTGTAGGAACTTCCTTTAAACTGCGATCTTCATACCGTTCCATAAACCACTCTTTGTCTACGTTGAAGTACTTTATAGTTTCTGTATACAACCGATATTTGAACGACAAGTGTTTAAATCCACGAGCCTTAAAGAAATCTGCTGCTAAATCTTTCCCAGAGCCTGGAGGACCATTAAATAGAATTATCATATATTAAACTGTTCCAAATTTATCGTTAACAATCTCTTTCAATTCAGATGAAAAAGCATTTCTCCACTCTTTGTTAGTAATGCCAACCATAATAAACTCGCGATCTGATGAGTTGAGGTAAGGCATTGCTTCATGGATAGAAATAGAACCTGTTTCATACAGAGCCAAATCTTCGGGTTGAACCGAAATACTCCATGTGCGAGTTTTTCCAGTAAGAACACTTTTGCGAGTTACGTTCATCATGTTATTCTCCAAGTTTGGTATTCAATTTATATTAACTATTATAGCTTATATTCGAGCAAATGTCAACAGTTAATTTCACTTTCTTTCATATCAATTTCCATACCTATGAGACTCTTTACATGATTACGATGGATTTTCGCTTGGATAATTCCGTTGTAATAATCGTCCCTAAGAAGAACATCGTTTACAAACTGATACTTAGCTTCTAAATAGCCAAGCTGTCCTTTCGTAGTACACAGATATAAAATTTCACGCTGGAAATTGTCTACCCCTTTCTCTTCTATCATCAATTTTACTGTTTCTGAAGAACCATAATATTTCTTCCAATCAGTTTCTTTAATTACAGTCCTTCTTCTTTTGTTTCCTTTGAGCGGCGGGAGCTTTCGTACTGAAGTAAGCAGTTTTTTACCAACGTATTTCATACCATTAGATTTATCTGTAATCAAATAAACAAACCCAATCCAGTCTTCAATCATCTCAGAGGTGAATTCCTCACCTTTATAAAACCACATACAGTACCCTATCATTGTAATAATAAGGGTATTTATAGGCTGTAGCCTAGTAGCCGCCGCTCTTGAACCAACCTTTGCCTTTCAACTGAAACCCGCCGCCAGCATTAATAATTTTTACTAACTTTTCGGCAAAGCACGATGGGCAATGTTTTAACGGTTCGTCACTCATTTTCTGTAGCTTTTCAAATTGGTGATTGCATTCATCACATCTGTATGCATACGTTGGCATAAGCCTCCTTAATCTTCGCGTTGTTTTTCAAATCCCCAGTCAATTACAACTGGGAACCGTGGGATACCATCTGGTGTTGGTGTAAAATACCGTAGAGTAGCCCACACAGGGGTCTGATTCACCTCAAACATATTTCTCATAGTGTCTTGTGTACCACGTACTCCTGCGCCAAACTGTGTACCCTCAGGCAACTGTAAAATGAACCTTTTAATATGTCCTGCCCAGTTACCTTTACCCTCTTCTACTGCCACTACAGTGAACTCTTCGGTGATGAATTCTTTACGTTTAATGAGTGATTTAGAACGTTTGTTTTGTTCATACTGAGTATTTCTACGGATCATCTGACCTTCATATCCAGCTTCTAAATACTGACCATAAACATTATCCATAGTTTCAATATCATGAACAACACGAGTCTCTACAACTTTAACTGAATCATTATATCCTTGATCGTGAAACCATTGCCAACGATCGTAGAAAAACACAGAGTCACCATATAGATCAATGACTTCTTCAGGCACTTCAATCATATCATAAACATGATACTGAACTAAACCTCTTGCTTCTTCAGTATCGGCAGTTGTTGGTTTAGTTTTACGAACTAGTGATGTGATCTTATTAAAGTCATCTCTGAGATCATGGTTGTATAGTTCACCATCAAGAATTGCTTCAGGATGCATTTGAAAGAAACTAATTAGTTCTCTCATAATATGAGGACATGATACAATCTCTTTTCCAGAACGAGACCATAAACCATCACGTCGTGCAATACAACGAATACCATCTAGCTTTGGCTGAGAAAAGTGTAATTCATTTTCAAAATCATATTTAGCATCCTCGTGCTTAGAAGCAAGCATTGGTTTGATCTTATCGAAAGTGTCGATAGCAGTACGAAGTCTAAAGTAACCACGCTCAGCTTTTTTATTAAATTCGGCCATCATTTCTGCAACGGCTTGATCTTCTAGAGATGTTTCATTAGCTTTTCCGACATTTTTTTGTTGTACAACTTTCCAACCAGATTCGACTTGCTTACCATCTTCAAGACCAGAAATAGCTCTCCAAAAACAACTAGCGCCAGTGACACCAACTTCAGCTCGCCAAACACGAACGTTGCCTTTTGAATCTCGCTTATAGAGGGGGCTTGTACCTGCAATAATATCTACAATCATAATCTTATCCTATTTTGTTTAACGGCGCATATTTGCTATATCTATTGCTTGGCTAGTTCCGCGCATGATTGGAACAAGGTTTGATTTGTGCATTGTTCCAATTCCGATGATGAGGTCTCCTGTATATCTAGGTCGCTCGACTTTAGTGCCAGCCCCAGGTATTGAGTCCGTCGCCTGTTCGATGCGGCTTGGATACTGCGTTGAGTCGCGGATAGTCTGCTTTGGCGCTTCATATGGCACAAATTCCTTTTTTTGTTTTGGCGTTTTGCCTGTTATATAGTTAACATAATCTTGTAAAGTTTCGAACTGATAGCGATGCATATGTTTGCTACGCATCTCTTTATTATACTTTCGCCAAGCTAATTCAACTTTAGCCATGTCTAACTTTTTAGGCTTGCTCTTAGAATTTCCGTGTACTTGTACACCGTGAATCATATGCATGCTCATAATATAAACTCCTTAGTTATTTTCGTTTTTTAATGCGGTAGCATGCATACGGTGAACAAAAACTACTGCTTCGTCGAAGTCCATAGTGGTTAGTAGGTCTTCATCAGCTCCTAAAGAATTGCGTAGTACTAGCGCTCCTCTTTCCGAGCAATATGTTATAGCAAAGATCCAATCTTCTGTACCAGTTTCTAACCTTTCAGCTTCATCTGGTGAATTAACCCAGATTTTATAGCCGTTAACCTCAAAGGACGGTAATTCGTCGTTACCCCAAGATGTATCTTCCCAAGTTTTAGGAAATACATACGGCGCTTTATAATCTTCCCAAGTAATCATGATATAGCCTCTTTATTAATTTATAAGACTATTATACATCATTCAAAAGCAAATGTCAACAGTTATTTTCATTTAATTGCAACTTTTTTACAAAGAATACCCTGAGCCGTTAAAGCCTGTTTCTTCAATATACTTCGCGAAGTCATTATACCCGCCAATATATTCATTTCTGACAAAAATCTGTGGGACAGAACGTACTTCTACTGGCGCCCGCCCCTTAAGTTCATCAAGAGTATCTAGACCAACAGTAACATCTTTATATTCATATTCTAAGCCGTGGCTATCTGCTAGATTTTTAGCCTTTGTGCAAAAGCCACACTGCGGCTTACCGTAAATAGTAATCATTTGATTCTCCAGTTATTATGAGGACGCTGCTGCTATATTAGAGATATTGAATCCAATTATATAATCAAATTCTTCATTTGTCAACCCTTTAGTTAGGCGCTCACTTAATGCTCTACTAAAACTTGCGCTCATATTATTATTTTTGCTTAGTCGTTCGCAAGCTTCTTGAGTAGAATAACCACCACTGAGCCCAACAACTTTATGAACATTTTGATATTGATTCAATAACCAATAAGTATTTGGAATTTCTGGCAATGTAAGTTTAAGAATACATTTACCTTTGTAGTTATCTAAAAATGCCTTCAATCTCAAAAACAATGCTTCTTCCATGTTTGCTTTGTCAGGGTGTTCAATAGGAATTTCTGGTTCGATAATTGGCATCAATCCAACATTATAGATTCTTTCAGCTAATGCAAACTGTTGCTCTAAAATCATATCCATTACATCTAAACTCTTAACAATACTACGCATCTTTGTACCATAGCATTCATGTTCATGCGCAACATCTATCATTTTATCTAATTTGAAATATTTTAGATATCCGTTTTCTTCACAACCACTGTCTACTTTAAGAAATGATTGAATGCCTTTAGCTTTAAGGATTGGAACCATTCCACGTTCAACTGTATCTTGGTAGAGGATTGCTCCCCAGATGTTAGTGCTGTTGAAGTCAGGAGAGTTAACCATTCTAAGACGCATTTCATGGACTAAATCCATTTTGTTTTCTTCAGTATATTCTTGGTCGTAATTTTTTAGGACACCACCGGTAGAACCGCCGCTATGATCCATTGCTGCGATAAATTTACTCATAGGTTTCTCCTGTGCTACGGAAGAAGTTTTCACTCCAAAATGCTTTATCGTCAATCCAAATGTCGTAGTGTTCTTTCTTACCAACGCTTAGTTCGTGATGCTTTGCGCCCCAGTTTACTAGTTGATCTTTTGTTAGTTGATAATAGTCAATGCCACTAACGCAGCCACGAGCAGTCATATACTTAATTGTGTGTCCAGCCTTGTATAATGCATTTACTTTTGCAATACGATCCATGTATGGAATATGATTAGCATAGTCTTTTTTACCATTTGGAAGAATAACTTCTTTGCAAATAGTTCCGTCGATATCAATCACATATTTCATTTTAATACAAATCCCTTTTATCTGGCTTTTTTAAATAATACGCACCATTAGGTAGCGTAAAAGATTTTTGAAGCGCTAACATCATTTCTGGCGATATAGCTATTAAGCTAAAACTTTCTGTATCTTCGTCAAATTGTCTTATGTATACTATATCATCATACATAATAATTTGAAGATCTTCAAACTCTGCGTTTGTGTCTAGAATAGTAATAGCCGTTTCATCCCAATCCATTTCTATTGTAAACATTATATCCATCCTAACTTTGTTGTGTTATGTATAATAATCATAAAGCAAGTAGCAATATGTACAACCCACCAAAACGTTCTGATCACGGCCACTGCATCTGCTTGCTTGTCAGTTTCACCTACTTTTTCGCCTAAGCTTTTAGCCCAAACCCGCCAGAATTTTTTCATTAGTCCCAAAGACCCTCGTAGTATTTTCCAAACAATTTAAACCCATTTGTCATTCGTTTTTGATGTGCTTCTCTGGCTGTACGGTCTTCCCATACAAGCTTCAATCCAAATTGTTCTTCAGGGGCTTCATCATATTTGTAGTAATCGCTTTCCCAATCATCACGGCACTTTTGTTCAAATGCCCAGATCATTTCATCAAGAACCCAATCCCAACGAAGAAAGTGATTAGCGTCTGTGTCCCACTTATTTTCTTTTGGAGGAGCGCTAGTACTACGCAATTCTTTCGGCACGTCTTTATCATCAACAAAGGGGCTGCCGTGTTTAGTTTCTTGTAATTGTTTTAGCATTGGTAATACAATTGAAGCTAATGTATGATCCATGCTCCAAGTGTCCCACTTGTTAATTTTAACTTTTATTTTCTGAACACGACGATCAAACCAGATCCAATTGAAAACATTATACACGTCCTGTACTATATCTTCAATAGCTTCAAACACATAGTCTTCGTGACTTACATTTTCATTCCAACTGTACCACCCATACTTTTTATGCATGTGGTTGGTATGTATATTACAAGTTAATCTACTAGGATATTCACCGATGTATACTTTCATTCGAATTCTTCTCTCTGTACAGACTCTAATATTTCTAGTTTAACAAAGGTATCTTCCCAATCAGTAACACGATGTGAAAATCCTAATTGAAATTTCTTTAATGCTTGAGCTAATGGGTAGTCGTTACCACCTTCGAATATAGCATCACCATAAAAATGTATTCTATTACTTTTTCCAAAGTCTTTTAGTATTTGGCTTTTATCTGAGCCACGTTGACCGATATCAATTCCAGTTTCACCGCCTACTGTTGCAGTAATATCCGGGAACTCGTTAGTGATAATACGAGCTAATACTTCACGTTCTTTTTTACGAGTATCATAAGCAACATATTCTGCTCGCTGTTCTAGACTGGCGTTACGGCCTACAATACTGAAGTTAACCATTCCAGGTCGTTCTTCAATATGATTACCAGCGCGTATCGGAAATTCACTAAGTCGTACAAATTCTCTTAACAACTGATGAACTTCTGTTGGGATTATCCAGCCATTAGTTCTGATGTTTACATCGCGTTCCCACACATCATTGCCTGAACATTGATATACTCTTTTGCACAGATTATATGTGTCTTCGCCCACTTGTTCAATAGTTTTATCACGGTCGCTTCCTGTAACTAGATAAACGTCATTGAATAGACAAAACGCGTTGAAAAACGCTTTGAATTCAGGATCAATTAAACCGCGGCTCGGAGTAAGAGTACCATCTACATCAAATACGTATTTAGTTTTCATTCATCTACCTTTAATTATGTGTTGTACTGGGCCAGCTGTAGTAAATTCCATACCACCTTTATTGCCGACGTATATTCTACCATTCCAGATCATTTTAATCTTATTTGTCGCGACATATACGTCAAGCGATTGGTTAGCTCTAACATTATCAACCTCTACTTCTATTTTTATATCAGTTCGGGTATTAGTTAGCATTGCAGTTTTTTCGTATACAGTTTTCATTTATGCCTCATCTGTTTTAACACACTCGATTATAACTTCTTTTGGTACAATCATAAAACGGTATATCCGCGCTTTTGCGTATTCGCACTCGATTCTAGAGTTAAAAGTATCTAGATGCACGTACTCATTTTGGTTATCTAAAGATCCTGCTAAAGCTGTTATAACGAATAAAGACCAATACATTATTCTGATCCTGTCCAATGTAAGCGCTCGTGTGCTTTAGTAGTCAGCGCTGCTAAACGATCTGCTATCTCATCAAGTCTAGGTGTATGATAGAGTGTAGCTGCAGAACGTAACTGATCTACCATCTCTTTATCATTTTCCCTAACAGCATCTATATCTTTACTATTCATTGTACAGTTTCCTTTGGTTTACTTTATATAGCTATTATACATCATTTAAGAACGAATGTCAACAGTTATTTTCGTCCAGTTGAAGGTGTACTACTTATTTGATGTTCTGCTACACGTCTGCGCAAGTCTGAGGATGAAAAGCGATGTTCGCGTTTGTTGAAATATAGCAGGATACCACGCTTTTTACAAATATCCTTGCCCGTAAAATCTTTTTCCTTATACTCCTCTCCTAGTATTCTAACATCAATGTGATACATTGTCAATATGTCTTCAACATCTTTTTCACTAGAATAAGGAATAATTTCGTCTACATAACGAACACCTTTTAATTGTGTATATCGTTCTACAACTGTTTGAACTGGTGCATTCTTCTCTGGACGATCGTCTGACGGGTCCATCTGTAAGCCACATATTAAATAATCACATTGCTCTTTGGCTTCTCTGAGCATCTGCACATGGCCTGCGTGTAACAAGTCAAATGTACTAAAGGTTATACCGTATTTCATTTCTTTCTAATCCTGTCGTTATATTCAATAGCTTCTTTCAAAATAGTCATTATTGTTTCTGATTTGCTAACTCTTCCAGACTCTACAAATGCTGCAGTATCCTTAGGAAAACAATGACCACCAAAGCCGCGCTCGGCTGTAACAACTGTATGGCTACTACCGACACGATCATCAGAAGTTACTAACTTAGCAACACTATCATAATCCACACCGCTTGCTTCGCATAAATCAAAAACTTGATTAAAGAAAGCAACCTTCAAAGCTAAAAAGCTGTTACGAGTGTATTTAGCAATAATAAGTTCTTCTGCAGTAACGATATTTATGCTAACACCAAGAGATGTTCTAAGAAGATCTGACCAGAAAGAAGTATCGCCGCCGCCGACCCAAATAGTACTTTGATTCTTAAAGTCTTCCATAGCATGCTGAGCACGAAGGTATTCAGGTGAAAAGCTTACGTTGCTATAAGTCCTGTTAATAGTATCCCAACCTTCTAAACTAATCGTTGATTTGATTAATATAGGAATACCCGGCTCTACCATAGATATGCAGTCAATTACATTTGATACATCACAAGAACCGTCGGCTTGCATTGGAGTTGATACGGCGATAACCACCGCGTCGGCTGCTCCATCAAAGTCTATACGATCTTTTGCTGGATCATACACATGTACATCGTGGTTAGATTCTAGAGCTAAAGCGTGTGCTTTACCGACAAATCCATACCCACATACTTGTATTTTCATTTTTTTCCTATAAACATTTTAAGGGTACGGCCTTCATCTTGAAGCTCATAAGTAACTTGTTCATCAGCTTCGAGATACTTCACATATACTCTGCCAGTCGGCCACTCTTTAAGCCACGAGTCACCAGTATCGGTGTGGTTGATGACTTCAAACCTATTAATAAGTGATAATTTCATTTAATGCCCCAATCAGTATTCATCCAATCAGTATTGTCTGGCATCAATCTAACCTGACCTTTAAACTTCTGCTGTTTTACTAAATTATCATAGACGCTTGCATTATTCATGCGTAAACAATAATTTTTTTTATAACACCTATAGCAACTACCTGACGACCCATAGAAGTTATAATAGTCACCATCATCCTCTACACGAGTGATGCCACTATTCATACGCCAACTATCACCATCGAGATAGCCTCCACTCCATCCTGCTAGAACTTTATAGAATGGGAATGTGCCTTTACCTTCTTTAATTTTTAACACCACCCAATTGTCTGGTGTATAATCACTCATTTTTATTCTCCCAACAATCTTTAATCCATTCTATCTTCTCTTCATCAGACCAACTGGATAAGTAGTCGTTGTCGCGATTAAACATAAGCTTTACACGTTCTTCATCAAGAATAAACGTATCAACAATGCTTTCACCAAGCCACTTTTGAGAAAATTCTTTTACTTCTTCCATTGTGACAGAATCGTTTGCCCAAGTAATTTGTTCATCAATATTATTGGTGATGTCCACATCTGGGTTCAGCTTTTGCAATTCACTTACAGGAATTGCGTAGCGTTGACGAAAACTCGAAATACAAGTTACAACAACATAACGTTCATTTTCATTCGGCATTTACAAATTCTCCATTAACAATTTTAAATACGCCATCAAGGCCAGTGGAACGAATGTACTGACGACCACCGTCAATCATTTTGTCTTCAATAAAAATACAATCATGATGTGAAGAAGAATAATACCAGTTATTGTCACTATCCTTAATCATTCCAAATTCGAAACCTTCAACCATATCAGCATTTGTAATCATAAGGTGCCGTTTTTGAATCAGTCTTGTATCGGTACTGTAATACAAACCAAAGTAACGATTGCCAAATTCTGGATGGGGTGAGTCTCTATAGAAAATATCTGTAGGAACATCACTACGCGATAGATCAGTAGTACATACGTACTTGATTGGAACACCATCTTTAGCTTCGTATATCTCAATCACTTTATCTTTATCGATAATAGTTGGATGTTTAATGTCCATAATATAGCCTTTATAAGTTATAGTAATATAATATCACAAAAGTAAGATGGTGTCAACCTTTTTATTCGTCTTCTTCTGCTTTATCTGCTTTAGACTGTTTAGCATGGGCTTTGTCTAGTGCCTTGACTTTTTTCTTCAAGCGCTTAATACACTCATCGCCATCCATCCAAATGTCTTTGCTATCGAGAATAGAAGTAATTTCTTTTTCAGTCAAGAAATCACTATAAACATCTCGTAGAAGTTTCTCAGACCATACTTTTTCATGCGATAGGCGGTCATACATTTCCCCACCTTTACCCATTACTCCACTTGAATAGTTGTGGAACATAAACATAGAGTGTGGCGATACTTCAAACTGGTGGCCGCACAAGAAGATAAGAGTAGCTGCACTCATGCATGCGCCTTCTACTGATACCGAGATAGTAGCTTCGGTCTCTGACAGCACCCTTAAGAATTGAATTGCAGTGAAAAGATCACCGCCTGGAGAGTTAATATAGATTTTTAAAATATCATTTGCGCTGGCACTGCGGATAATATCAAACCATTCAATGTAATCTTCTGATGATTCAATCTCTCCGCTTAAATAAAACTCGTGGATATTTACTGCTTGTTTTGAAATAATTCTATGGTTTTGGCTTACTGGCGGTTTAAACAGATCCATTAGATCAATTTGTTTTGATTTCTTCATTAATAATTCCCTAAATTAATAGCTTGGCGCTGAGTAATCTTTATGTTTTTTGTACATGGCAAAGCCATCTAAGCCTAACGCTGGGCAAACTGAAACGAATTCAGGCAATCCCATCTCGTCTTTTTCTCCTCCTTCTCCACAAATAAAATATGCACCTTCAAACTTTTCTGGGTTAGAGTGGATAAAGATTTTCTTTAACACTTCAAACTGTTTGAATTCTTTTTCAGTAATTTCTACCATTAATTAAACACTCTCTGCATTAACGCCCATTTTAGCGGCAAACAAAAATACTAACCTTTCTAAACCAAAATCAAATGAAGTTGATTCTTCAGTATCTTCATCCTCGATATAACACATATCATTATCTACATATAATGTGGATGACTCTTCTTCAAGCATATCCCAGAAAAGGTTTTCGTCTTTGCTCATAACATATCTTCCTCTATTGAAATTATTAATATAATATTAACACACAAATGTTATACTGTCAACACTTATTTGTAAAAGACTGTGCGCATTGTAATTGGATTATCACCTTGTGCGTGTGCAGCAATTTGTGTGTTGCAGTCACCCATAAGACCTTTAAGTAAAGCGCGTTCTAAATTAGATTGACGGTGGGTTAAATTGTGGTCGGCGCGTTTTACTATAGCAACAGAATCAATATCTGATTTCCTGCATTGTAAAGCTATAGTACCCTGACCAATCGCAGGAATAATTGGCAGTATTTTATATGTTCTTTCAATACCCAGTGCTTGTAAACCGGCTTCTGCTAAAACAATAGCATCGTATTCACCAGCGTCGAGTTTTGCTAAGCGAGTATCGATATTACCTCTGATATGCTTAATTTTTACATTCATTGCAGAATACAATTCTTCTAATTGTGCTGTACGTCTAGGGCTGCTTGTGCCTAATGTAAATCCGTCAAATACATTTCCAATAATTACATCGTATGGGCTATTACGTTTTAGTGTTGCAGTAACTTCTAGATCTGGGTGTTCCCAATCTCCAGGCATATCCTTTAAGCTATGTACAGCAACATCGATTTCGTTATCAATCAAAGACATTTCTAACGCACTACAGAAGACACCTTTGCCGCCGATTTCGTGAACTGGGACATCGGGGTTTAAATCTCCTATAGTGTTAATAATAACTATCTCAGTATGACACGCTATTGATTTTCTTGCAAGTTCTGCATATGCTAACGCTAACTTGCTACCTCTAACACCAATTCTTAGTACTCTGGTTGTCATTATGCCCACCTTACTGTTGGAGGAAGACTCATAAGAATTGCATCCATGTTACCTCCTGTTTTAAACCCAAACCGAGTTCCTCTATCATACAAAAGATTAAACTCAACATATCTTCCACGTTTAATTTCAAGTATTTCTCTATCTATATCACTGTAACCCATATTTAGTGTAGGTGTAATAATACTTCTAATTAGATCATTAAATGTTCGACCAATATCTTGTACAAATTCAAAGCTCATATCTTTCGGATCATGGTACTCAAAGAATATTCCACCAACACCACGAGTTTCTTTACGGTGTGGTAAGTAGAAATATTCGTCACACGCTTTACTAAACTTTGGATAGTATTCAAGATTGTAGTAGTCGCAAATGTTTTCTAATTTCTTATGATATGATTTAGTATCAAACGGCATACACGGAGTAACATCCATGCCGCCACCAAACCATTCTTTAGTACTTGTTTTCAGATAACGTGTATTGAAATGCATCGCTGGGGCATGAGGATTCCAAGGATGCAGAACAACACTAATGCCGGTAGCTTGATATCTATCGTGCTCTTCAGTACCTGGAATTTCTTTTGCAAACTTTGGATCAAATTCAGATTCGATCTTAGAGAAGTTTACAGTTCCTTTCTCGAACACATCACCGTGTATAGTCATATGCTGCTGAGTCCAGCCTTTCTTGCCGTCGGTGTCTGAATGAACTTCCATTGGGCAATCGTGATCTATACTTGCTAACGTATGCGAAATATCGTCTTGGAGTGTTTTAAACCACTCAGCATATAAATCAAACATTATTCAAACCTATTCCTTACTTTATCAATAAAGTATTTAACATTAGCGTTTGGTGTTGTCTTATGTATGCCGTGACCAAGCCCACAGATCCAACCTGCAGTATTAACTCCGTCTAAACTATCGAGCCACTTATCTAATTCGTAATGATATAACTTATTTTCCAATAACATATGGTGTTCATCAAAGTTACCTTGAACAAATCCGTTAGTGTGAGTCTTCAATGTCTTAGCTAAATCTTGTGTAGAATCAATACCAATACCACACCAATTCATTTTCTTTACTTTCGGCAGACTACCTTTCGGTAAATCACGTGAATAATATCCTACGTTACCAATATCTGCAAGTTCTTCTAACATTGGGAGATACGTATTATTATAATAGTTTTTGCTACAATTGCGCAAGCCACTATCAAATATCATTACGACTTCGGCGCCAGCAACTTTCTGTGCTCGGATGCTTCTAGCCATTAGTGGAATAATAACATCTTTAAGATACGTTGTTTTAAAGTCATTGCTTACTTTATTACCGCCTAGTGCATAGTTCAATACACTCCAAGGGCCACCAACAAAACCGATAAGACTCTTATTGCTAGGTAGCTTTTCTCGAGTAAGTTCCATAGCAGACTGTTGAAAAGATAAGTGATCCATTGCTTTGTCGAAGTCAGTGTGGTCTTTCCAATTATCTTCGTTAAGGTGAAATTCAAACTTAGGGGCTGGGTCAAACTTTAAAGGAAGACCCAGCCCCTCGACATGCCAAAGAATATCGCTAAATAAAATAGCAGCATCGAAGTCAAATTGTGTAATAGGTAACATAGCAACTTTAGAAGCAATCTGTGGTAGTTTACACATTTGCTCAAAATTGTACGATTCTTTTATTTCCATGTATGTTGGCTGATATCGGCCAGCTTGTCTCATCATCCAAATAGGAGGACACGGTTGCTCTACTCGATTAACAGCATTAGTAAATTTATTTGCGTCCATCTCTTACATCCTCGATGTGAATAGGTGTATAGTCTATATGCTCAACACATACACATTTGTGCATAGGTGTAGGACTAGGATTCTGGTGGATGTGACCATGCACGTTCAAAGGAGTTCCTGGAAAATTACTAAATCGACCTTCGTACATGGTAGTTTCATGTTGTGGAGTATGTGTTAAAAGCATTCCAAACTCTGGCAACATTCTCCACATCATAATCTTTTGAAACAGTTTGTGCTGAACCATAAACTTAATATCATCATGGTTACCGACAACAAGCCTCTTAGCACCATGAAGACGCGCAAAGTTTTCAAGAAACTTTTCTTTCGGTCCCATAAACACGTCACCAAGATGGTACACGATATCGCCGGGTTTAACTGTCTTGTTCCATTGCTGGATCATGTGCTCATCCATTTCTTCAACAGACGAAAACAAATTTCCACGAATCAATGGACCATTTTCACCTCCATCACGAAACTTAAGAATGTTTTCATGCCCAAAGTGTGTATCACTTATCAGCCAAATATCTCTCATAATTTATTCCCAACGATAGTAAACATGCTTGCCGATTGTGCCAACCATTTGAAGACTGTCAGCCCAATATGGATCTACATATGTTGCGTGGTAGTGTGTTGCGCCTTCTGTAATGCCACGATATTTACCTAGTGTTATCATATCCCAAGCAATACTTTGAGCTTCGTTCCAACGATCCATATCATGTGGTACATCTTCTTTACCATCGCAATACCAAGAAAATTGGCAATCACTACGGCCTGGTTTGTAACCGTCTTGAACAACTTCACAAATACTACTAGGATATCGCCTATCTAGACTTCTATTAAGAACAACATCTGCAACCGCTGCTTTATCGGCTAGGTTGCTGCTGCGTGCTTCGTAATAAATGTTTAACGCAAGGCATTCTGACGCTTCTTCTTGCGCTTGAAATACGGCTTGCGTGATAGCAGTGTTTTGTGCTTGGGCTTTAGAATGCAATGGAATTAATACTAAAGCTGCAGCTGCGGTCATACTCATTGCTGTACTGATAATGTTTTTCATTGTTCTGCCTTAATTTGTTTATACTATCATTATAAAACATATAAGAACCAATGTCAACAGTTATTTATGTTATTTAGCAAGTTTTTTATGCGCCAAAGCATAGTTTTTGTGTTAACATCATCTACCCAATAGCTTTCATTTTCAGTCAAGTCTTTGAGCATCTCGAGAAGCATATTGTTATCGGTCCGCAGAGAATCATTGTCCCTGCGGTACTCAGCTTTTTCTCTCTTATGATGATCGATTTCTAGTTGAAGACCTTCAACCGTTCTTTCGTTTACTTTTAGTATTGCCATTCTTTACACCATATTTCTCGAAGAATGCATAATCGCTTGCATACGCTCTTTTAATGAAGTTAATTTGCTCTTCAGAAAAGTCTTTATGTCTAATATCTTTATGAGTAACATTATGCTTTTGATCTACACTAAAGTAACTATTAACATCTTCGCGCTTTATAACTTCGATATGTTCAAAGCTATCAGTATCAACGAATCTGCACTGAGGATGGAAATGATGAACCTGTTGTCCACCTGTAATCTTATTCAAATTGCGAAAGAACAAATCAATCTTTTCTTGTTTTGAAATAGAATTAATGTCTTTATCAAATGTACTAAATATATCTTTGCCGTAATCAGCATATCGTTGCTTATCTGTAAGGTAAACATTAATCAAAGAAATAAATCTATCAATTGGATCGGTAAAGATCATAATAGGTTTTTTCTTTTCTTCGATAAACTTCTTATATAATCTAGTGCCACGCATAACCTGCATACGGCCTGGATAACTTTCTTTAATAGTTACTGAGCAACTCCTAGGAACTTCAAACCAAATCTTACTACTGTTCTCTGGCTCTAGATCATACATTAGAGGCCAATCTAGTTTTTGGCACCAATAGCAATTGCAATCATTGAAAGCGTATGTTTGTTCAAGCTTAACTTCTGGCAATAAGAAGTCTTTAATAAGCGGGGTCTCAAAGATTATTTCAGGAAGTTCAGAATGTGGATATCTTTTAAGAATATGATCTTCATTACTATCAGGTGCAACGTTACCTTCAACTGGCTCTGTAGTATCTACAAACTGTTTATAGTCTGAGTATCCACCAGTCTTGTGCCACTTAAAGCTATCAAACGCATGTGCGAATGAATCTGCTTTAGTTTGGCGCTGGGCATTAGTACCCATCCACGCAAAGTGCCATCCCATATCTTCTTGTTGAATGCCGCCGTCAGTAGGGAAACGAATTGGCATATGAATATTACCACAACGAATATTACTAATCTTACAGTGATTGATTTGCTCTTTTGTTGCAAAGAACATAGCGCGCTTCCAAATTAATGGAGCACCATTGCGATGATGGACACGCAAGTCAGCACGCCCTTGCAAGTATACTAACGGAATTTTAACGATAATATTGGGATGATTATGAGCCATCTTTGCTAACCACTTAATGTGCTTAGGATTAATAATTTCATCAGCATCGCCATAGATGAATACGTCACGCTTATCAAAATCACGTAATGCAGTCATTACAGCATCCTTTTGCAAGCGTTCACGAACACGAGCGTACAAAGAATCTTTATTAGTAGCGTTATTACCAGCGTTACGTCTATCGATCTCTAAGATTTCAAGGTCTTCAGTATCGGGGATATCATGCTCTACATAGATAATCTTTTCAATAGGAAGACCAAGTTTACGAGCAACCTCTGGAAATTTACGTTCTACAGGTTGACCAGCATGAGTCTTGTTTGATTCAACAATGATAAATTTATCTACGTGATCTTTTAAAAGGTTTACACGTAAATAAAGTAGTTCTTCTCCGTAAGGAGCAAACCAAGGAAAACAATCTACAACTTGCATATTAGCCTCTTCTTTCCAAAACTGTTAACCCATTGTTATTAGACTTATGCATTTTAAACGTCCAGTGTGGATTTTTAATTATAAAATCAATAATTGCTGGAAGTAAACCTTGACCAGCCATAGCTTTACGGTCGGGGTTTTTAGCCCAATCTGCTTGCTCATCACGTACGCCGTAAGTATGTGTATCATGAAAAGCTAGATATTTACGAGCTGCGTTACCATGCAAATGGAGTTCATCACGTAATTGCTTTTGAGAATGCCAAGTATCGATAAAAATCATATCAGTTGGTTCAATAAGAATATTAAGAGTATTACCTTTTTGATATTCAACATCTTTACCAACCTTACGAGCCATTTTAAATAAGTCCATAAGAGGATTATGAATTTCTAAATCATATGCTCTGAGTGTTACCGGAGCTTTCAGAAAAGCTTTTGTGCTAGACCCAAACCTACTACCAAACTCGGTAATATGTGTACAATCTTGAGCTAGTGTGCTTAAATCATGCAAGTGCTCGTTAATATCAGACTTCGCATTTAGCTCAGTCTGATATTCGCTTTCGATTACTCTATTCCAATCTTTTAAATTCATACGTCTAACCACCGTCTATTTTCTAGTGTCCATTTAACAACCTCAGCAATACGTTGATGTACTGGTTTAGGTTCCCATCCCATTTGTTTCATACGCTCCCCGCTTAGTGCATAACGCAAATCATGACCAGGACGGCTGCTATGGAAATCCATAAATTGGTAATTCAATTCTTTACCTTGTGCGTCAGCAATCATCTGAGCAAGCTCTAAATTGTTTAATTCAGTTGCACCACAAATATTAAACTTAGGGCACTTAACACCAGTATTATTTGTAGTATTAAGAGTAAGATTAGATTGAAGCAAGAATAGTGTAGCATCTGCTACGTCTTCGGCATGGATATAATGGCGCGAGCCAGGAATTGTTTTTGTCTCATCAGAGTGAATTGTTACCATGCCGCCATCTCGTACATTACGGATAGTCATAGGAATAAACTTCTCAGGATGCTGACGCTCACCAAACACATTCATAGTATGCGTAATATAGATTGGCATATTATATGTATTTTGGTATGCTACTGCGAGTTCTTCGCCACCTGCTTTAGATGCGCTATAAGGATTAGTACTATTATAACGGTCATATTCGTCGTATTTTACTCCGTCAGGTGCTGGCCCAAATACTTCATCTGTTGAGAAATATAAGAAGCGTTCAAGGTTTGTTTGTTTACGCGCAAACTCTAAGATGTTGCATGTGCCAACAACGTTATCCATTACAAATTCCATTGGGAAGTCGATAGACCTATCAACGTGAGAACCAGCTGCTAAGTGAGCAATAACATCAATTGGACCAATGTCAGCAACGAGCATTGGGTTGAATTCAGCTTTCAGATCATGGAAAATTGTGCGTAAACGCTTGCGTTCTTCTGCTGTTCTTTCTTGCAAAAGATCATGAAGACGATTAAGATTTCCGCTGTAGTCTAAACGATCTACAGTAATAACTTCCCAATCGGTGGTTTTTAGTACTTGGTTGATCAGGTGGTGAGCAATAAAACCACCGCCACCTGTAATAAGTATTCTCTTTGTCATAATATCTCCGTCATCAATAACATGTTATAAGCAGTATTTCTTAACTGTATTTATCTACTTTAGCCAACCGATTTTTTCACCGGCTTCGATGCGGCGTTCAGCTTCTGCTCTAGACCCAGGATAACGTGTAGCCCAACTAATAATCAATGCGAACGTGATAGCCATATAAATTGTAGCTTTAACGTTTGCAACTGTAAGGAAAAATACCACAAGTGAAGTAGCCATGACTGCTACCATAAGATATTTCGCTGCTGTTGGGTATACTCGATATGTTGACCAGTTTTTAATAAACGGTCCGAATCGTGGATGATTCATAATCCATGCATGGAATCTTGGACTTGATTTTGCAAAGCAGAACGTTGCACCAAGAATTGGAGTACTCCAAGGTAAGCCAGGAATTAATACTCCAAGATAAGCTACACCTACTAAGATAATTCCTAGGGTAAACCAAAATGCTCTTTTAATTTTATTCATAATACTTTCCTCATGATATTTTCTTCCAATACTTGTTATCCCATTCTGTAGGCAATTGACCGGCGTATTCTTCACCGGTTTCCATATCTACTAATTTCCATTTTGCGGGACATTTTGTTTTAATTTGAAGATGCTGTGGAATAAGAAATTCAGGTACTAGTGTGCCGTCTATTAATTTCCTATCCATCCTTCAGCACTTCTTTCAATGCTTCTACTAATTGTATCATCATTACATCGTCGTGGTAAGGTGTAGGTGCGATTCTTAGTCTTTCAGTTCCAGCTTCTACAGTAGGAGCGTTAATTGCTTGAATGTAAATACCGTATTCATTCAGAAGACGATCACTAGCAGTTTTACATTTAAACGCATCATTGACCATTACTGGCACAATATGCGTACACGCGTCTTCATGCACTGGGATACCAGCTTCTGCAAGCATTTGTTTAAGTTTTACAGCTTTTTCTTGATGTGCATCTCTTAAGGAAGAATGGTCGCGGAGGTATCTGATTGATGCAAGAGCTCCTGCGCAGATGACTGGGCTTGTTGATGTCGTAAATATGAACCCACTAGCAACACACCTAATAGCATCAACGATATTGCTGTTACCGACAATATAGCCACCTTGGACTCCAAATGCTTTTCCGAGGGTTCCATTTAGAATATCGATCCTTTCTGATAATCCTAACTTTTCACAAAAACCTCCGCCTTGTGGACCGTATAATCCAACAGCGTGAACTTCATCGATATATGTCATTGCGTTGTATTTATCTGCGAGATCACAGATAGCTTCCATAGGACTGATATCGCCATCCATAGAATAAACAGATTCAAATACAATACAAGGAATTTGGTTATTTATATTGCATTGAAACAGCGCTTCTTCTAGTTCGTCTAAATTATTATGTTCAAAAATCATTTTATCTGCACGGCTATGTGACATACCAACGATTAAAGATGCATGGTTTTTACTATCAGAAACAAAACAAATATTAGGAATAATTTTACTTAATGCGATAAGTGTCCATTCGTTAGCAACATAAGCGCTTGTAAATAGCAAAGCTGCATCTTTTTTATGTAGACTTGCAAGCTCTCGTTCTAGTGTTACGTGGTATTGAGATGTGCCACCAATATTACGAGTACCACCAGAGCCAGAGCCTGATTGATCTAGTGCAGTGTGCATAGCGCTAATCACATATTCATTTTGGCCCATACCTAGATAATCATTTGAACACCAATTTACGATATTCTTTGGTGCGTATTTTCCGTACCAAATAGCTTCAGGGAAAGCACCACGCTCTCTAAGAATATCATTAAATATTCTATATCGGCCATCTTTTTTAAAATCTTTTATTACAGCGTTAAAATATTCTTCATACATTATAATGAAAACCCCCTGAATGTATCAGAAGATACGTCTTGTTTTGTGCCACCTTGAATATAAGAAGTAATTTCTGTTTCTTGAGGAGCAACTTGTACATCAGCTCCAGAAATCCATTTTTGAGTCCACGGTAGCGGATTGCTTTTAATATTGTAAGGCGAAGTAAGCTTTACGTTGACCATGCGGCGCGTTGCGATGAACTCAATATATTGAGAAAGCAACTCTGTATTCAAACCAATCATACTGCCGTCTTTAAACAAATACTTTGCCCATTCTTTTTCTTGATCAACAGCGTCAACAAACATTTGAGTGCATTCTGCTTCTGTTTCTTCTGCGATCTTTACAAAGTCTGGATCTTCTTGTTTTAGTAGTTTAAGCATCATTTGAGTAGAAGCAAGGTGAAGGTTTTCATCACGGGCAATAAGCTTAATGATTTTAGCATTACCTTCCATTTTCTTTAATTCTGCAAATGCCCAAGAACAAGCAAACGATACATAGAAACGAACACCTTCAAGAATGTTAACACTCATTAAGCAAAGGTACAACAGTTTCTTTAATTCATATAGATCAACTACAACTTTCTTACCGTTAACTGTATGTGTACCAAGGCCTAAAAGATTATAGTAGCCAGCCATCTCGATAAGAGCGTCGTAGTAACCTGAAATAGAATCAGCGCAATCTACAATTTCTTGCACATTAAGCATTTCATCAAAGATCTTAGAAGGATTTGAATAGATGTTACGAATAATGTGAGTGTAAGACCTGCTATGAATTGTCTCAGAGAATGTCCAAGTAATAATCCAGTTTTCTAGCTCAGGTAAAGAAACTATCGAGCCAAAGCTTTCTGCAGGGGCTCGACCTTGAACAGAATCAAGGAGAATTTGACGTTTCAAGTTAGAAGTAAAAATATGCTGCTCGTGTTCAGTTAAAGCTTTGAAGTCTTTCGCATCTTGATAGATATCTACTTCTTCGGGCCGCCAAAAGAAACCTAGTTGCTTGTCTGTTAACTGATCAAACTGCTTATACTTTAACGTGTCATATCGTTGAATTGTTGGCCCACCAGTTGGATCTAAGAAAGACGCGACTGAAGTGTGGTCAACACGGTTTTTGACATCAAAAACACTCATCTAAATTTCCTTTGTAATTTCTTATTCTTTTATATAATAACACTTTTGGGTGCTAATGTCAACCGTTAAATTGTACAACTTTCACAGGAATCGTCGTCTAATTCGCCTTCAGCTAAAGGAGCTTCAGTCATTTTATCCACATCAATTTCGCCTTGTCCATCGAATGTGTTGAAGTAATAAAGCTGCTTGCCACCGTATTTGTAGAACATAAGTAAGTGTTGCAAAAGAACGCTCATTGGAATTTTTTCGTCTTCAAAGAATTGCGGGTTGTAGCTTGTATTAACACTAATGCCCTGATCAATATACTTCTGCAGTACCGCCATAATTTTCAAATAACCTTCAGGAGATTTTTGCTCCCATAATAAATCATATTTATTCTTTAGACGACGATACTCTGGAACAACTTGCTTGAGAACTCCATGCTTGCTCTGCTTAACACTTATAAGACTGCGTGGTGGTTCTATACCATTAGTAGCGTTAGCGACCTGTGCAGAGGTTTCAGAAGGCATCAGAGCCATAAGAGTAGAGTTACGAATGCCAGTAGCTTTAAGTTGTTTGCGCAACCCTTTCCAATCCATGCGTTCTTTATGCTTGACTAATTCGTCAAGATCTTTTTTATATGTTTGGTTAGGTGTAATGCCTTGGCCATATTTAGTTTCATTGATACCAGAGATGTTACCAAACTCGACTGCTAGATCTGCTGAAGCTTTAATAAGGTAATATGACCATGCTTCTGCCCACTCGTCAATGAGTTCTAAGCCCTCTGGAGTGATAGCCTGATAGCTTAAGTCATGCTTGGCAAGCCAATAAGCAAAGTTGATGATGCCCACTCCGATTGGTCTACGCTTCTCTGTGGACAGCTGTGCAGCAAGTACAGGATAGTTCTGGTAACTTAATAACGCATCTAATCCACGAACTGCTAGTGAACATGCTTTTTCAAAATCTGCAGGTGTTTTAATATTGCCCCAGTTGATAGCAGATAAAGTGCAAAGACTAATTTCGCCATCAGGATCATTGATATCATTCAAAGGCTTAGTTGGTAAAGTAATTTCTGCACACAAGTTGCTTTGGCGAATAGGAGCAAGTTCTGGTAAGAATGATCCATGATCATTAGCATTATCTACGTTTTGCAGATAGATACGACCAGTGTTTTTACGCTCATCCATAAACGAACTAAACAACGCTGCAGCTTTAAGTGTTTTCTTACGTAGCTTTGTATTACGCTCTGCTTTTTCGTATAGTTCACGGAACTTATCTTGATCTGCGTAGAACGCGTCGAACAAGCCTGGAACATCACTTGGTGAGAACAAAGTAATATTGCCACCATTAATTAGACGTTCATACATCAACTTATTAAACTGTACACCGTAATCCATATGGCGAACTCGGTTATCTTCAGTACCTTTATTGTTTTTCAATACAAGAAGATCTTCTGCTTCATAATGCCAAATTGGGTAATAGATTGTACCAGCACCACCACGGACACCGCCTTGTGAGCAAGATTTAATCGCAGATTGAAAGTGCTTGTAGAAAGGAATAACACCTGTGTGGTATGCATCACCTTTACGAATAGGAGTACCGATTGCTCGAATAGCCCCGCCGCCAATACCAATGCCAGCTTTTTGGCTTACATACTTTACAACAGCCGAAGCAGTAGCACTAATGCTGTCGAGAGAATCGCCAGTTTCAATAAGCACACAACTAGAGAATTGGCGCATTGGAGTCCGAACGCCAGCCATAACAGGAGTAGGCAAACTAATGTCGTGTAAGCTAATAGCATCGTAATAATCCTTCACATATTGCAGTCTAGTTTCTACTGGATAGTTATGGAACAGTGTAGCTGCAATAAGAATATAACACATCTGAGGTGTTTCAAAGATCTCACCAGTAACGCGGTTTTGAACAAGATATTTGCCACGAAGTTGCTCCATTGCAACATAAGTTAGCTGTTCATCGCGCTCGTGTTTAATGAATCCGTTAATCTTATCCCATTCTTCATCGCTATAATGTGAGATAAGTTCTTCATCGTAAAACCCTCTTTCGATGTTTTTCACAACCAATTTACGCACATGAATTGGATCGTAACCGTCATATACTTCTTTGCGCAGAGCGTAGTTAATCAACCGGCCCCCAACAAATTGATAGTTTGGTGTTTCTTCGTTAATAAGATCAGCCGCAGCTTTAATTAAAGTCTCTTGGATTTCAGAAGTTTTCATTCCGGTATAAAACTGGATTTGACTTTTAATTTCAACTTCACTTGGACTAACACCGGTAATACCTTCACAAGCGTGGAAAACCACTTTATGAAGTTTTTCAACGTTCAACAGCTCTTTCGTGCCGTCTCGTTTAGTAACTTGAATCATTCTTCTTCCTTTATAATATAGCTATCTTGTAAACAATATTTATATTGCCATCTTAGCTTTAATTGTATCATGATGCAAGTAATTTGTCAACTTAAATTTACTAGCAGTGTCGTTATCATATGCAGATATTAACTGTAATTCAAACTCGTTTTCAATAACAAGAGTTGGAGCTGGATATGCAGCGCGACTTAATTGCTCGTTTACTTGATCAATGTGATTTTGATAAATGTGGGCATCACCGATAGTATGCACTAAGTCGCCAACACCTAGACCACATTCGCGTGCTATAATGTGTGTTAGAAGGGCGTATGATGCAATGTTAAATGGCACACCCAGAAATACATCAGCGCTTCTTTGGTACATCTGGCAGCTTAGTTTGCCCTTATAAACTCGGAACTGAGCCATTACGTGACAAGGTGGAAGTGCCATGAAGTTGATTTGATTAGGATTCCACGCACTAAGAATTAATCGTCTACTATTTGGGTTTGTTTTGATTTCATTTAGAAGCCACTTAATTTGATCTGTGCCATAACTACTTCCAGGCCATTCATTGCCGATTTCGTTAAAGCCTCGCCATTGAAATCCATAAACTGGACCAAGTTCGCCATCTGCGTATCCTAGTGCTTTACCTTGCGCGTTTGCGTTTGCGGTCCAAATAGTTTGTTTGTTTACGAGTTCTTTTCTATCTTTGCCATATGTTAGCTCAGCTAGTCTACGCTCGTCAGTACTTCCTTCGAGGAACCACAACAATTCAGCAACTACTGATTTCCACGCAAGCTTCTTTGTAGTTACGGCAGGAAATCCTTCGCGTAGATCAAACCGCATCTGATGGCCAAAAATAGAACGTGTGCCTGTTCCAGTACGATCATCTACATCTTCGCCTGACTCTATAATAATGCGCAGTAATCTTTCATAATCATACATTGTTTTTAATCCATTTTGTAATTGTTCCGAAGCTTTTTACTTCCCAAGATGTGGCAGAAAATTGCTTCATGATTTGTTCTTTTGGTAAGAAAGTATCGCATTCATAATTGCTTTGAACGTTATTTAACCAAAGTTCGTCAATAATATCTAAGGAACTTTTAATCAGTTGGGCGCCGCCGATAATCCAAACATCTTGAGTACTTGATAGTATATTCAATCTTGATTTATAGATGTCCGGCTTTACAACTTCAACCATAAGATGGTCTAGTGTTCCCAGTGTATTTGAAACAATCACATTATACCTGTTTGGTAATGGGCAGAACGAGTATGGTAAGCTATCCCAAGTGTTGCGACCCATAACAACAACAGATTCCCAAGTACATTCTTTAAACCATTTCAAGTCTTCACTATTCTTTGGCCAAGGAAGATCGCCGTCTTTACCTATTCCCCATTGTGAATCGTGTGCTAATATAGCTCTAATCAAGTTTTTCTCCATGCTTGGAATTTCAATTCTGCTTGAAGACCTTTATACGTGTGGTCTTCAATTAACTTTTCTACATTCACGCCGGTGAGATGCATATCATTAATATCTTTACCTAGAACATTATCAGGCCAAATACAAATTTTGTAACCATTCTTGATTACTTTTTCCATACGCTTATGAATTTCTTTATTGCGTGGCTCAGCATCGAATACGTATATAGCATTTTCATTTGCAGAGTTACCATTGCCTTCAGCGCCATTCATAGATATAGCATTTTCAAGGAACATACTATCTAGAGCACCTTCGACAATGTAATATGGATGATCTAAGTTAACTTTGTCTAGACCGAAGATTTTTGGTCTTTCATCAAACATAATAGTTATATATCTGATTCCGTTAGGATTAAATCCACGGGCTGATACACCAAAGACTTTGCCGTTTTCATCTAAGAACGGAATAACTAATCTTGGTTCATCTTTGCCAATTTTTGCTGGGTCAAACTTATCTGGTATGATTTCGTTAATCCACGTCATAAAGTGGCGAGCATAAAACAAACGATAGTGATGTGCCGGAGGAATTTGTCGTGAAGTAATGTATTTCTTTATAGGATGATCATGACTAAGTTGACTGATTTTTTTAAGCTTTTTGAGGGGATCTGAGTTAAACACAGGAGCTTTTGTTTTGAATTGCTCGGCTGAGTCTTCTTTCTTAGTATCCTTAATAGACGTATTTGCGTTAGTTACAAACTTTTCAGCAATATAATCGTTATACAATAAAGGATCTACAGTTTTAAGAAAGTTATTGAAACTATGACTAGCCCCGCAGTTGTGACAGTAATAAGAGAACTTGTTATCTCGTTCTAGTAACCAACCACGAGCTTTTGAACGAGACTTCTCAGAATCGCCGCAAATAGGACAGCGAAAATTGATTTTGTACGGATTAGTGTGTCTTATTTTGAAATGATCAAGACGACCAGAAAGCATCTGTGCAAATTGAATATCAATAAATTCTGCCATAATAAAGAGTATCCACAGTGGTTATATACAGATACATTATAGCACAAAATAGCTATAATGTCAACCGTTAGTTACATTATATAGATTAATTATATACTATTAATTGAGAGTTGTCAACTTAAAAAAGTGTATTCCATTGAATATTTGCTGCTATGGCGATGACTGCTGCACCTAGACCCATAATGTACCATTTCCATTGCTCGAGCAATTTAATACGATCATCCATTGATGTCATTTTTTTATCTAGAGCACCATTCATTTTTGCAAGCTGAACCATGATTTCTTCATTGCGTTCTTTGCGGTTTTCTGCCGACTCTTTGGCAAGTTTATCATGGTCTGCGTAAGCAGATTTGCGGTGTTCTTCTAATCGTGTATTGATATTTTCAACGGCGGCAATATCTTCTTTTTTATGTTGAATAACCATATCGCCAAGTTCATTGATTTTTTCAACAGTGTTCTTAAGTATTTCGCCTTGAACAGCAACTTTTTGCGAGATGTCTGCCATTGATGCTAACGCAGTGTCGAATCGCCCGAAAAATCTTTCAATTTGCTTAAGATCTTTTTTTATTAACGCGACATCAGTCTTTAGACTAGTATCATTATCTTCAGACATTTGGTATTCCTTAGATTAGAAAACCTTACTAACTATTTTTGCTAGTAAGGTTAATTTTATTTTAGATATATACTGCTTGTATTTATTCATCCCAAACTTTCTCATATAATATAATTACTTGACGTTGTTGCTGAATATATGCTCTTACAGCACTTAAATTAGAAGCAATATCTTCATAACCTTTAGAAGTTAAAGCAAACAAAACTTTGTCATTTTTTAAATCTGCCATCACCTTCTCAAAATTCTCTGGTGTAACAACAATAAACTCTATATCTTTTAGAGAAAGAAGATCTGGCTGTATTACTATCGGTTTTGGTGGAACAACGTATTCAGTTTCAGTTACTATCTTCGCCGGTGGTTGTACTGGATTCGACGAGCACGCCGCGAGTGATAAGATCATCATAAATCCAAGGACATTCACTATTAAATGCTTTGCCATTTTTAGCGCTCCTTTCATTGTCTGTTAAAGGCGCACCAGATTCTAGCTCAAAGCATCTGAATGCTTTATTTGATGCGGTGTTGATAACTCTTTCAACTAGGGCAGGTTTAGCAGCGGCTAAGGCGCCAATATCATGTCTACCCAATCTGTCTTGGAGTTGGTTTTTTTGTTCGCGGATTAAGCTGTAACTTTGCTGTAGCTGTTGGAAATTTTCCCGCTGTGTTTCAAAGTTTGCTTCCATCCGAGCAATAGTATCAATATTCTTTTGATTAGCTTGCTCTATTTGTTCAACGTTCGCAGTTAATTGTGCGTTGTAAGCAGTTAATTCCATGATAGTAGCCTGAGTGGACTTGTAATACAAAGCTCCACCACCAGCTACTACCATAAGAATCATTCCGACATATATAAATGAGGGCATAATAAGATTAAGACGACTGGGTCGTCTTATTTACCTTTCTTCAAAAAGGCAGGCTTATCATCGTCTTCATCTTCATCTTCGTCGTCATCTTCGTCGTCGTCCATGTCATCTTCATCTTCGTCGTCCATGTCATCTTCATCTTCGTCTTCATCTTTAGCTTTTTTAGCTTCCATGATTTCGAGATACTTTTCTTCAAGACGATCTTGAATGCGTGATTCGATTTCTTCTGCAAATGCGTCCTTCATTTCTAGTGGACGACCTGCCATTGCTTCTGCAACGATTTTCTCTAAAGACATGTTAATCTCCTTTTGTTAAATGTAATTTAATATGTAGTACTATTTATTATCCAAACATCTTTGCTTGGGTATTCGGACCAACAATGCCGTCTGCTACTAGACCATTAACTTTCTGCCATTTCTTAACAGAAGTTAATGTTCCGAATCCAAAGTCGCCGTCAGCAGTTAAACCAAGAGCTTTTTGCATTTTAGCAACATCGTCACCTTTATCACCTTTACGAAGTGTGCGGGCTTCTTGTGATGCTTTTGCGGGATTAGCAGTAGGAGCTTTCGCTACTGATGCGCCACCCAATATAGCTTTTGCGGTTTCATAACGCTTATTTCTATCATCTAAACCTATTGTACCACCATTAATCTTTTTTGTCAACCCTAAATTGTCATCTGCATCAGCATATTTTTCAAGCTTATTAGTAGCCCAGAACCAGCAAGCTGACTCAAGTGCACCTTTTGGAGTAGCTACATATTCTGCTGATTCTTCTGCTGACATTCCGATTGATTTTGCAAATGCTGTATAGTTATTCCGGCCTGTAAGTTGCTTAATGCCACGGCCCCTAAATCTCCAACCATCACCGGCATTGGTATTGCCCAAGGCACCTTTTGCAGATCTGAATTCATCTTGGTAAACATAGTTAGCAATCTTTTCAGGTTTGCGCGCATAATCTTTAGCATTTCTTTTTCCTGCTCCAAAATAACGTCCAAATACGCTATTTAATGCTTTTTCTGAATAATTAAGGTTTTCTTCTAGCGCAGTAAAGTCCATCGACTCGTGACCACATTGTGCCATAAAACCAGCAATACGATTAGTTGTGTCAATACCATATTTTTCAAACATTGGTACTGCAGCATCATACCATGATTCTGGATCTTTGTTCTTCGAAATCATAGCGCTAAATTGTTCTAGTGTAATCATTGTGTTACTCCCATAATATCTCTTAATCTTTTCTTTTTCGTAGTCTTGTTTTTGCTAGTCCATTTTTGTTGGCCTGCATTAGACATGTGACCAGCATCCATACCAGCAATATTACCGCCACTTACGTTATTAGCTGGCTCTTCTTCTAATTCTGGTTTGATATTAATAGCAGATTCAGTAACTTTTTTACCTTTGCTATCGTATTGACCGTGTTTCATTACTTTTTCTTTAGCGTACCATAGTGGGCTATAAGTCTCCATCCATTCCCAATCACGAGAACGACTATCCCATTCCATAATTTTCCACTCACCTTTGTGTCGGTCATTTTCATCATATTGTTTTTCAAGTTGGAAACGACGTCCAGTGGAGAATGTAATTTCTTTTTCCCCGTTAGGACCAGATTTTTTCCACTTTGGCACCGCAACTTTTTTAACTGCTTCATTCATATTTATGTTGACATTTTCTGCAAGCATGGTATAATTGACATATAGGTCATTAAATATAGATATAGATTCTGTTAGATCTTCTTCAGACATATCTTCTGTAAGCATTGATTCATCTGTAAAAACTTTGTACTCTTTAATTAAGAACAATGCAGCAGCATACGAAGCTATCTTAGAACTACCACCAGGCAGTTTACCTAATAGCTTCTTCATATTAAGAACCATAAGATCAAACAAACCAAAAGTCTTTTTCTGATCTCTTGTACGATCTTTTTTCTTTATTAGTATTTTACCGTCTTTATCAATCACACCTTCTTTGAAAGCATCCCATTTTTCAAACGAGGTAGCTAATCTTCGTACAAATTGATAAACTAAAAACAGATCGACGAGCATGCGTCATATTCCTTTGAGTAATTCTACTATAGATGCGTTTGCATCGATATTGTCTGTACCTAATACTACATCATCATATTGAATAATCTGAGGCATATAATTTAAGTATTCTACGAACGGTTTTAAACAGTCATGAAATTCGTGTAACTTCATAAATAGCATGTTTGTTGCCTCTGGACCAAACACGTTATAGATAATAATCAAATGATTCAGAATCAACCTTTCTTTAAGGTCTGCATCTTGCCTATATCTGCCAAAAAGTTTGCGCAAATACTGGAATCGCTTTAAATCTTCCTCAAACTCAGAAATATCTGAGCATTGAGGATTATCATAATGTTTAGACGCAAACAACAGAAAGGTTGATTCTGTTAATATCATAATATCTCTTTTATTTTTGTTTTAATTAAGCGTCAGCTACGATAGCGTCTTCAACTGCAGTATCACCAGTAACACCCAAGTCACCAGCAGCATATGCTGTCTGCTTCATTGCTACTAATACTTCTGAACGATGCCGTCCACCAGCATTTGAATATAGATGCCAACCTGGAGTCTTAAGACCCTTTGCACGGTTACCAGCTACGCCAGCTTCGGTCACGTCAACAAATACTGCGTTATCAGCATCGTGTGAAGCGTTTGTGTTATTAGCATCTGTTTCCAACCATTTTGGTACGGAAGCTAATGCGTCTGTCTTTCCCCATAGTGCCATTTGATTTCTCCTTAAAGGTAACGGGTTTTCTTATAGTTATTTATTAGTATTTTACTTGTTCTGCGCTGCTTTTTTAGCATCTCTTAGACGATCTGCAGCAGCTTTAATTCTATCACGGTCTCTAGCTTTCTTATCAATTACAGCTTTTTTTGCTTTAACATTATTATCAAACTTGTCCGCTTTTTTCTCAGCAGCATCTGCTCTACCAGAAGTAGACATTCTGTTTATGCCTTTTTTAGCTAAACGAGCAGAACCCACAATAGCTTTAGCACCTAATTTAAATGCACCACCAATTGCCTTACCGATTAACTCATTGAGCTCTTCTTCAGTCATATTTTCAATGTCTACTATATCAATATTGTTTTCATTGATATATGCAGCAGTTAAATTGTTGATAATATCTTCGTCAAGTTCTTCGCGCATGCTAGCTAAAGATTTTTGAGTAGAAGTCATTGTACGTACTGGTTTTTTACGGCCGGTTGCTGTTCTACCCATTGCGTTATCATGCGTGTTATCTGCACCACGGATAGCTTTGATATTATCTTGCTTGATTTTTGGTGCAGCTTCACCAAGATTATCTTCTTGTTTATTGCTATAACCTTTAATTTTTCTCATATCGTCTACTGACTTACTTGACATACTGTCATTTTTTGGATCATGACCATCTCTACCGATTTTACCGAATTTAAAATTGTCAGGATCACGTGCCATAGTTCTTTTATCTGCAGAACCAATACCTTTATGTCTTTTATCATATCTTGCAGCGTGTTTAGCACGAGTTTCGGGTTTAGCTGAACCAAAATATACTGAATCGCCTTTTTTATCTGCAGATGTTTTATATTGACCATATGCTTTTTTGCGGTAAGAATCAATTGTTTTATTTGAGATTTCATCAATCTGCGTGTCTTCGAGTTGTGCTGCCTCTTTCATTGAAGCCTTGTACAATTCTAAACCTTTAGAATACTTTGGGTTCTTCATCATTCGTTTTGATTCTCCATGATCTGGATTATCATGAGCCATCCGAACAGTAGGTTCATCTAAGTTATGAGTTTTCATATGTTTTTTATATACATCAAACTTTTTAGAATCTACATCTTCATCCATTGCTGATTCTTTAGTAGGTGCTACATTACCATAGCCCCACATTTTCTTGTTGTAGTTGTCAGCACCAGCTTTACGCTTGGCAAGAGTTTTTTTAGCATCAGCTCTTCTATTTGAATCGGCAGAGTGTGTTGCCGCTTTGGCATCATTTCTTGACTTGACGGCATTTGGAGCATAAGCAGCCATTTTGCCCATAGAAATTTCATCAAGTTCAACAGATTCTTTTTTCTTTTTATCTTTAATTCTACGACGTAGATTTTCTTTATCAGCCGCAGAAATACCACGACCACCAAATTCGTCTAGCTCAACTGCTTCATCAAGTTCAAATTCTTCTTTTTTAACAGCCGAAAGAACTTTGCTAATGTTTTTTGACATTACCGCAGCATTATGACCAGGCTTTGCTTTTTTAGCTTCGCTGAGCTCTTCATTTTGACGACGAAGAACAGCAGCAACTTTAGGATGAGAAGCTAAACCTTTAGAAAGTTTCTCAATAGCTTTATGCGCACCGGTCATATTACCACCTTTATAGCGCGGATCTGACGCAATACCGATAGCCATTTTAATATGCTTTTCGGGGTGAGCAGATGATTCGTTTTTCTTACTAGCGTTAACCGTTCCGCAACTGCCTTCATCAACATCGTGTTGACCACCACAGTGTTCGCAATCGGGGCCGCAGCCACACTTGCCGTTAGCATCAATTTTATTATCGCAGCAGCTACAATTTTCTTCGTTTAATTGCGCTTCCACTAAGTGAGTTTTAAAACGTTTCATTAAGCTTGCCTTTTTGTTTTATTTAGTGATATTTATAAAAAGCGATTACCACTTTTCTTTATCTGCCCAATAAGCAGCACTCATTTTACCTTTTGCTATATTCTTGCCGTGGCGAGCCTTAAATGACTTGCGCTTAGCTTTCATCTTATCCGATTCGCCTTCTTTAGGATCACCGGCTGTAGAAGCACCTTGCTCACCAAACCGAATAGTCTTAATCTTATCACCGTCTTTTGCAACAACAATGTGGCTTTTAGTCTTATGTCCAGGTGTGCGCTTTGCTTTATTAAAACCTTCGACACCGGCTTTATCTAACCGAGAATCTTTTTCTTCACAGAATGTTTTAAAAGTTTTCATATTAATACTCTTTTATCTTTTTTTCGATTGCAGACATAATCTTATTATGAGTTTTACTTAAATACCTGTCTTTTCTAAGACGGGCTAATGCTAATCTTGTTTGGTCAGCGTATCGCTTTTGAAAGTCAGTGGGTCTTGTATCAATATCTTGTACATTAGCAAGACGATCTGCTAGCTTTACTACCAATGACCAGCTGGACATCTTAGCCATTTTATTAGCAATATATTCGCCTTTACCAATAGCATCTGAAGCTGCCTTGTCTGTAGTCAATGCCTGCACCATATCTGCAACCAATGCGCCAAACTGTTTAACCAAGTCTTCGTAAGTAGTATCGGTATCTTCCAATGTATCATGTAAATATGCTGCTTGGATCATTGCAGAAAGATTATTAGATTTTTTAAACTGCTTTACGAACCTAGCAACTTCTTTTGGATGATCGATATACTCTCCACCACTCTTCCTAGATTGACCAGAATGTGCTGCAGTTGCAACTCGTAAAGCTTTAAGTGCGCTTTCATTTAGTGTATCTTCAGCAATGTACTTCTTAAAAGTTTTCATATTACTTAGCCGGTTCAATCATTGTCATTTGTACAGATTCAGTTGGAGCGATACCGCTTTTCCAAACCTTCGGGGCAATAAGAACACGTGGAGTTCTTAACTCTTTAACAACGTATAAGATTTTGGCTTCAGCAGGAGAATCAGCAAACTGTTTTTTAATACGAACAGTATCACCGGCTTTTATATTAATACTCTCACAAAACATTCCGAAGTTAAGCATTGGGAGTGTCTTTCTTGAATTTGTTTACTAACTCGTTAGTACCTTCTTCACCAGCGCCAGCAGATTCTTCGTCCATTTCTTCCTCTTTACCAAGAGATTTTAAGCGGAAATGTTTTTTAACTTCTGTGGGCTGTACACGTTCAACACTCTTAATTTTATCATCAGGCTTTTTAAGCATTTGGCGCAAAGTCTTTTTAACTTGAGATGCGCTGCCAGCATCAACAAACATAGATGGTAAACCTTCTATATCTACTTTGAACGTTGCTTCATCTATACTTTCAGACGCATCTTTAAAGTCTTGATCTGTTGGAGCACCTTTAGATCCAGGCTTCTTCATTGATTCTCCAGAACCATTCTTAATACGCTTGCGCTTAGCATGGATATTAGCCCAAAGTCCACCTTCTTCGATTTCAGATACTTCTTCGTTACGCTTAGACTTTTGGTACGCGTTATACTCTTTACGCCTCTTGTCATTATCAGCCTTTTCTTTAGGAGACATCTGAGACACCGGCTTCTTTTCTTTAGCCATCATGTCACGCAATTTTTTCAGAGTTTTAGTGTCGCTCTTTGTTAATGGCTCACGCTTAGTCATAGCAGTCTTGCCATCAGGGATAGTAGCTTCGTTGAATTGTTCAGTTGCTTCCATTAAGTCAAGCACTTCTGCTGAAAGATCTTCAACGCTTTCGTTAACAGATTTCTTCTTAAACATACGGAAGCGCCCGTCAACCTTAGGCTTCTTGTCTTTATCTAATAGCATGTGTGGTTTTTGCAAAATTCTTTGGTCTTTAATAGATGCTTCGTTAATGCTTTCATTCTTAGAAGATCCACCAGCCATTGAAGCTTTACGACGTTCTCTTTCTTTTGCCTTAACTTTAGGTAAAAGCTTGCGAGCAATCTGCTCAATGCGGCGCTTATTAATTTTTGCAATACGCTTATCGATTACTTCTTTTTCGCCAGGAGAAAGATCGGCATACCGTCTGTTCTTAGCGAATTTCATCTTGAAAATATTTATCGCTGCTTTCCTAGCTCTTCGCTTTAACACATCTTGTGAAGCAGTTCTTTTAGCAGCTTTTTCTCTACCGCGTTTAATTTTAAAACGAGCTTTCCTCATTGAAATACCACGTTTGCGTCTTTGCATACGATCTAGTACTTCGTCTAAAACTTCAGCCTCTTCATTCATTGAAGGGTTTATTGCGTTAGCTACTTTATCCATGATTTCCTGCGCTTTTGATTTAAGACCTGATGGTAAACCGCTTGCGAATTTCTTAAGATCACCCGCCTGAGCGTATTCACGCATTTTAGTTCCGGACATGCCAGCGGCTCCTTCGCCATCTGGATCTCTTTGTCCAGCAGAAACAACCTCGATAGAATCAAAGGTATAATCTTTGCCGTTATATTTGTTTAGCAATTCTTTGTATTGGTCAACCCGATCTGAACCAGCAACCATTACTAAGTTCTTATATTTACCTTGTAAAGATTTCGCAATCAACATCAAGATTTTAAGAGGGGATTTTTTAACTACAGGACCAAACGCTTTAATAGCGTATTTAATCTTATCATCATACGATAGAGGATCACTATTAACTGAACCTTTGCCAGTTTTTGTCTTAGCACCAGAAGAATGAGAAAGAAAAACCATTGGCTCAGCTTTACGTGTTTGAGCTTCTTTGAGTAATTTCTCTACAAGTTTTTCATGACCTATAGTCATAGGATTCATTCTGCCAAAAGTCATAACCACAGTGTTAGACTTAACTGCTTCTGCTAGTGTTGGCTCTAAATCAATATACTTAGAGGCATCAAATTCTTTGAAGCCTTTCATTTTCTTTTTTGTTTCTGGCTTAGCCATGTAATTATCCTAAGATCTGTTAATATACGTAATAGCAATTGCTTTATTTATAATTTTCTAGAAAAGAAGGTATAAATTCGTAGTTTTTAGTAGCTGATCTTCCCCAAATAGTAGATTCTCTTAACCAACCTACTGCAGGAGTTGGTGATACTATAGACAAAGCAGCCGATGTTCTTCTTTGTCCTCTAAGAAAATAAGCATTATCAATTGCGCTTTTAACACCGTTTGTTTCTATTTCTTGTATAAGAAAGTTAGCCATTTTTCGAGTCATAGCATATGCGTGAGCACCTTCGTGCCCTTGTATAGGAATTAACTCTTTAGGAGGCCCTGCTTTTTTATGGTCATATCTAGATATGTTTACTAACTTATATCCGAGAACTAGTATCTGATCGTCTGGTACACTGAGAGTCATAGGGTGTAACATTACAGCATCATGCTCAAGTATCACTGCAGCCTCATCAGGACCTTCTGATATAGCTTTCCATATATGAATGTGACCTGCAGTTGTACACATGGCTTTTTGTGATGGTGTTGGATTTGTTAAAAACTCGTATGGCTCAGTGTTTAATCCTTTAATACCAACCTGCATGTTTGCTGATTTACCAGTTTGGTTCTGATAACCGTTAAAATATGTCCAAGGTAATCCTACATTATCACAAGAGTCTGCGCATACTTTAGCATATTCATTTGATATTGGTGAATCAATCTTTAATATATACGCTTTAGTTACTAGCATGTTGTTTCCCCAGCTTTAGTTCATTATATAATTTAAAATCTTTATGATAGTGCGCTTTTAAAGAATCCATTACTTCTTCGTCGAAATTAAACTCGCCTGTTTTTCTATTTCCAGATTTGTGCTTTGGTAACTTATGATCTGAGTTTAACCCAAGATCTTTCATAAGAGCAGGTAATTCTTTTTCTATATTTTCATATAACCACATATTGCCATAAGAAACACCGTTATACATAAGAAAATCAGACTGTTGTATTCCAGTGATTGGAGACAATCTCATCGTACAATTATTTATAGTAATATTTTTATAATCTTGGAGTGATGGTTTTGTCCTTAAATTCCATTTCTTTCTGAAATAGTACATACTTTTTTGTCTGTCAACTGGGTCTCGTATTACACCAATGCATCTATACTGGTTTAAAGAAGTTGCTTTAATTAAACCTTCGTTTATAATATCTTCTAAAGTATAATGAACATATTTGTTAGAGGTAGATCTAAGTAGCGGGTTTACTTGTTTTTGTTTTGTGTCATCAACAATAGTAGGTGCTATTTTACTATCATCTACACCAGAATGAACTGCATCAGAGTCTTTAATATTCCTAATTAAAAAATCAGTTATGCTACTACACGCCGTCTTGGGGATTCTTACAAAAATTATTTTGTACTTGTGTGAAATATACATAGTCTACTGGCCTTCTTTATAACCTTTTAAAGCGTGGTTTCCAGAAGATCCAAAATATTGCTCAGAATACACTTTGCCGGGTCCATCATATCTTTTCTTATGACCGTACCATTGAGGTATAAGAGTATAAGATGGCCAAATAGTCACGTTATCAAACTGCGGCAGAAACTTAGATAAGAAGTGATTACCAGTAGACATAAATGGATGGGTATTTAACTGCCGTGGCTGTAATTTGTGTAGCTCATCAATTATTGCGCCTAACACATTATTGTCAGAGTTAGCAGCAAGAATAGGAGAACAATATCCAGGTCTTGCTACTTCATTCTCGTAAACGGTATATGCGTGATGGGCGGGACTTGAGAATAACTCGTCAACTCTTTCTAAGCATATAGAATCTGCTGAAGGCCAAAACCCGCCTTGCTCATATATCAACTCATAACGAATAAGATCATGCGCACCAGCAAATTTTCTTCTTTTGTAATATTCTTCAATAAGTGATTGGTTTTTCCACTTGCGATCCCAAAGCATTTCGTCTGTAAATACACTATATTCCCAGTCGGGGTGTTTGTCTTTCCACGTATTCATCCATTTTGTAGGAGCGTCGTTTGGACCAATCCATATATGGGTCATCTTCTTTTCAATGTTCAATTCTTCTTCCTCACTTAACAAAAAAAGGTAGCCTTACGACTACCTTTATATTTATAACAAAGTAAACAGTTAATTATTTATTCATTAACTCTCTTGCTTCTTCAATGCGTCCCGCTTCGCATAATTTTGAAGCAATGATTGCGGTGTTTAATCCGCTGAATGCTGCGATGATTGCTTCAAGCATTGGACAATGCCTTTCCAAAACGTTCATCTCTAATTTCAGCTTTAAGGGCGTCAAGTTTAGATTTTACTTCTGCCCGTGCTCTATACAAACCCACGACATGGTCTGCTGTAACACCAGGCTGACCAATCATTGCACCGATTGCGCGAGAGTAACCGATAAATTCGAGATACAAAGATAATTTTTTCATGAACATATTAAACCCATCCTTTTTTGTTTTTATTTGCGTCTAATGGCATTGTGCGTGATGAATCAGCGTAAAAATTGCCATAAGCAATAGATTTGATATCACCGCGAGTGATGCCAATATCATTTAATTCTCTGTTTGTAAGGGAGTTTAGTTCTTTTAGAGTTCGACGCTGCCGTGCGCGCGTCACCATGAATTTGTCTAAAGCTGTGAATAAAGCTTTGATTTTTGTAAATACTGTTGATACTGCAGTAAGTTTGTATGATGGTAGTGATTGAAGTGTGTGTGACATGTTGCATCTCCTTAACGCACATAATTGTTTAATGTAGAATTACAATTATATTTATCGAGAAAAAGTGACAAAATGACCTAATTTGGGTTGCCAATTTGGTATAGTCGGTATTCACTGGTGTCAACAGTGACAAGTTGACCGGCGGTTATTTTTGCCAGCCTTTAATATACTTGTCTGAGAAGTTTGCATTACTAAATTCTAATCTGTCGATTAATTTTACTGCGCTCTTACCCATTTTATCAATAGCAACAAAACCTTCTTGTTCTGTTACTTTATAACCATCAGCGGTCTTAAGGAATGTACCAACTTGTTTTGCTTTGTCGAGTTTGCGAATTATCATATGCTTTGCATCTATAATAACGTTATACAGATCAAACACTGCTACTATTTGTGCAGGTGGAGTTCTTTTAAAGTATTCGAGGGTAGCATCTTTCTTTTGACGCTGAATAACCTTACCTTTTTCTGTTTTTCTTTTATCTGCTTCTTTTTCGTATATAGCATCAATATAAGATTCTAAATCTCTTACAAACGCACGAGTGTTTTTAATTCTTTCACCGGCTCGGATTTTTGTATTAACAAAGGTTTTAACTCTCATAAGAGTATCTTCATTCTCAGAAATACCGTTTAACGTTTCTTTTTTGATTGTTCTAAACAACTTACCAGCTTCGGAAAGAACCGCGTTGACTTTTTCAGTTTCAGCTTTGGTAAAGTTTGCAGTACCAGACACATCTTTGTAAACCGCGTCTACTGACCAGACTGATTTCGTTGTCTTGAGGCTAGAAGCAATCTCCTCTCCAAAGCTTGCAGACATTTCTTCAAAGCTTGATCCTCGGTATGTTGTATGCCAGACCACACCGAGCTTGGATCCGAGAATTTGTTTACCGAGGTTTGAGTCTTTAGGTACCGTGTAAACAATCGTATTAGGATGGAAAGTAATATGCGGTTCACCTTCAATGTCCACCACTTTGAGATCATCTTTTGCATATAGGAAATCACCTTGTACTACACCTTTGATTCCGAGTTTTGGTAACTCGGCCAAGGCTAGTTTCATTTTAACATTCAAATCGCCAGAACTTATGTCGGCGTCAATTTCAGCAGGTGTTTTATACACCTTTGGGTTTTTATTAAAGATGCCTTTCTTAGCAACGAAAAACTTCTTATCAGATGGATCGATACCAGCGAATACAGCTGGAGCGCCGTCCCATTTAACTGTTACATCAACATTACTTTTAGAATTACCTGCGAGCATATCTCTTAGGGAGCGCAAAAAATTAATAGCGTCACGAGTACCATCTACACCGTGGTTCAAGATAGAATCTTCGAGATGCTCCATGTGAGTATTCTTAGACTCTGTTATAAAAGATTTAAAATTGTGCATTGTTATCCCTTTTTGTCCATAACAAAACCAAGTTTATTTTTACCAGAGTACCCAGCCCATTCAAACCTAAATGTGGAGTCTTTGAAATAATTGTTTTTGAACAGAATATTTGTTTTTGTTACGTCAACATTAACTTGTATAAGTGTAACTTGTTTAGCTACACGTGTAAGCGACTTGCGCATTTCTTCGTCAGCGTTAAGTATTTTATAGATAGATCCGCCCAACGGTGACAACACAAGTCTAAGTCTGTCGTCGCCTTCTATAGTCTTTGATTTAAGCGTGGTGCCTACGGCTTTCCAAAACGGTTCAAGCGCTGCTACAAGATCTGCTTGATCTTCAAACTTTTCAACAAAATCTTTTACAGTGTCTACTGTAATAGCAGGTACTCTTTTGTTCATGATGCTAGAAAGCTTTCTAATTGCGTCTGTATCCATGAATTTGTGGAGTTCAATCATCTGATCTTTCATTGGCAACTCATTAACTATTTTGAATATCGCAAGAGATTTTTCTGATTTTAAATCAAACGCTGTAGCCTTTTTAACTTTTTTGTTAATAGAATTAATAATGTTTTGTATTGTTACTTTACCACCACCACCAGATTTTACTGATATAGGATATTCAATACCAAAGCGCACGCCATAGAAATCTACTAGAGGTTCGTTACTAGATTTAGGGAAAGATGAAGCTTTGAATCCAAGATTAGTCTGTGACCATATGGCAGAAAGTATCTCACCAAAATCTGATGAAACCACCCGAAGATCTTCTGCTGAAAATGTAGTATCAATTGCTATTTTGCTGCCCTTTGTTCGAACAGCTTGCATCATCTGCATAAGTTGGCGCACAACATCAGAGTTGTACTTTTTCTCAAGCTCAATTTTGACTGCAGTATATATTTGAACTGAAGTAAGTGTTTTACCGGCAAGGCCTAAAGCGTCTGGTGTTAATGCTTTATTAGTAAATACGCGAGGACCGCTTTTCGTAGCCCCAGCAGCATTATTAACCCACGGTATTGAATCACCAGCTTTTAGTTTGCCAATAGATTTTGTAAGCACTAATAGTTTACTAGGATACTTACTGGATATAGAAGCTTTGTTGTATTCATCAACTCTTATGTTTATTTTTCTAAACGCGATTATTTGATCTGATTCTGAGCCACTCATTGGAAAACGAGCGTGAGTTACGCCTCGCGCTTGAGTAAGAGTTATACCAAGAGAATCACTGATGTAAGATCTTAAATTGCTAACCACTGGTGCCTCAGATAGATATTTAATAAACGTTTTCATGTGAAATGCGCCAATACTGTTCTATTTTCATTTATTTATATACTTAGGAAATACCGCCTGCAGAGAATAATGTTTTCTTACTTCCTGCTTGACCGAAGGTAGTTTTATCAAAAGCAGCAGTATTATCGTTACTCTTAGAATTACTAAATGACGCAGTGTTTGCAGCACTGTTACCACCAATACCGCGCTGAGCATTTTCTTCTAGATCGTAAATTTGCATTTTAGCTCTATCAATACCAACAACAAACCGGCGATAATAATCAAGTGCACCCCATCGGTTTTTAAGTTGTTTCATCATTAGCTGACCGAGATTATCAAGCTCTTCAGTTGTAATCAAACCAATAATCATATCGGCCGTGTGGGTTATCCCCATAGACTCAGAAGTATTAGTAAGATCAACGTCAGAATTCCCGTAACCATCACGATTGAATTGAGACGAAGTAACCACAGCACAATTATATTCCATCGCAAGACCACGTACCTCCTCGGCTATTGATTTAACTAGTGTATAAGAGTTAGCAGCTGCAGCACCTTTAATACGTTGTGATGCACAGATGTTAAGATAATCGATAAAGATTACATCGGGTGTAAAGTTCTTCTTCATTTTTAATTCATTAAGCAAATGGCGGAAGTGGCCAACGTGGGCAGAACCAGTAGGATATTCTTTAATAACCAGTTGTCCAGTACACTTTGATTTGATACGCTCCATGCGCTTCTTATAAACATCTCTTGGTAACAATTTCAACTCATCGAGAGTAACATCCATCATATTAGCATCGATACGCTCAGCAACACGTTCTTCTGCCATTTCCATCGTAATATACAAACAGTTTTTACCAGTCATTAGATAACTAGCAGCTGCGTGGCATTTAACAAGAGATTTACCACCACCGGTTGTAGCTAGCAGTACAGTCATAGACTTACGAGGCAAGCCACCTTTGGTAATTTTATTTAGAATATCGATATCGAACGGCATGCGTTCTTCTTTACGGTGATAAAATTCATAACGTTCATCTGAATCTTCAATAAAATCGTGACCTACAGAAGTATCAAAGCTGATACCTAACGAGTCAGAAAGTAACTGTGGAATAGCACCTTTGTCTAAATCTTTTTCCTCACCATCCATAATCAAAATAGCTTTACGGATAGAGTTAAACAAGTCTTTATCTTGACAAAACTTTTCGGTTTCTTTAACAAGGAAGTCGAAATTAGTATCAGTATCGCGCTGTAAACCGTTAACAACTTGCATCATATTTTTATATGAATCTTCGTTTAAGTCCTTGCGTTTATCTAGTGAGATTTTAAGCGCTTCTATAGAAGGCGGGGATTTGTATTCTTCAACATAAGTAGAATATGTATCAAAGATCTTTTTAAGACTAGAGTCATCAAAGTATTCACCCTTGATATAAGGATATACTTTGCGAAAGTATTCTTCGTTATAAACAAGATTTGATAAGACGGTGGTTTCGATCATTACTTATTTCCAATTATTTAGTTGAGTACTGGCGACTAATAAATCAGCCGCCAGTACAATCAAGTATTATTTACTATAATAATATACATTCGGTAGAATGTCAACTATTAATTTTCATCTTCATAATCATCTTCGTCATCTATAAGCGAGTCAAGCTTTGCATTTACTTTTTCATCATCATCTCGCATAATCGAGCCAGAAGCTCCAATAGTGAAATTGTTCTTGATGAATGTACTGAAGTCTGTTTTCTCAAACATCATCAGCCAGAAGTCTTTATTATCATTAACTTCTTTAGCACGCATTAGTTTCTCAGAAATAACTTCACCAGTAGATGGATCAATTGCTTCATACCAACCAACTTTAGGTTTAGTAAGATAACCACCTTTCTCAGCGATTTCCATCAATCCAGACCACTTAACGATACCACCTTCCCAAGATACCGAAACTGGAATCTTAGACTTCTCTTTAACATATCTAGACTTCTCAATGTTAATAATGAAGTGATAACCTTGGATTTCAGTGCCAACTTTATCTTGCTGACGACCGATGATCCAGATTGCATCTGCTGAATAGTAAATACCTGTACCACCTGAAACAACAGCCTTAGGAAACAGTCCAATCTCTTGATACGTGTGGTTAACAGCGATCAATGGAATATCTTTAAGGTTGAGGTGAGGTGTTACAATACGGAACAGAGATTTAAGAGCCTTAGCTCGTGACATATCTGCTACCGATTTGCCGTCAAGTGCATCAGCAACTTCTTTCTTAGAAGCGAGGTTACCGATAGAGTCAATAACAATAACGACTTTTTCACCTTTGGTAATGTGGTCTAGCTGGTGTGCAATATCAAACTTAAGCTCTTCAACATTAGTAATTGGTGTATGGATTACGCGATCCATGTCAATACCGAATGATTCAAAGTAAGCTTGAGGCGTACCAAATTCTGCATCATAGAATAACAATACAGCATCTTTATTACGTTGCATATAAGCACCAGCCATCAACAAAGCAAATGCTGATTTAAAGTGCTTAGAAGGGCCTGCTAAGACAAGAAGTCCTGGCGAGACACCACCATCAATACGGCCTGATAGCGCAACGTTAATCATTGGCACATTCGTCGGTGCCATATCTTTCTTACCATAAACTTTTGATTCCAATAAAGGAGCCGAAAGTTTAATAGTACTGTTCTTCACGAGTTTATCTAACAGACTCATAATTTATTTTCCTTCTACAATTGTAAGTAGTTTAGCTTTATAAGCCTGTATCTTCGCTTCACGGTCTGGCCAAAAAATAGTTGACTTGTCTGGATTTTTGCAAAGATTATCTAGGAACGGCACAACAGATTTGAATAAGAGTTCTAGACGATATTCAAGATCATCAGCAGCAACTTTAGCATCAACTAATTGATCTTCTAAAGATTGTTTCTCGCTGCTGATGTTCTGAATAGTAGCGTTGGTTTCAGCTTCTTTTTCTTGAAGCTGTTCATCGATGAAGCTGAAACCAAAGTCAAAATCTAAAACCTCTTCATAGGTTTTATTAGCCATTCGCTAGTTCCTTAAAGATTGACAGGTCGTCATCGTCGTCCATAGACATAGCTGATGAGCTCGCTGGCATTGCTTCTTTAAGTGATGGAGAAGCAGCATTTGAAGAGGAGTTACCCATGCTGCTTAGATCAAACTCATCATCTTCTGCTTTAGAAGGAGTAGAAGCGTCTTCATCAAGTGCAAGCACGCGGTAAAGTTTTGCTTTCAACTCAGCATAAGATTTAAAGTTTTTAGGATCGACAAGTTCTTGAAGAGAATGTTCTGCATTGTAGATACGCTCTAGTTCTGCATCATCATCAGAAACCGCTGAAGGAGTATCGAATTCTGATTTATCATAGTTTGGATAGCCTTCGAACTGACGAATCTTAAGACGGAAGTTAGCACCTTCCCATAGATCGAATGGGTTTACTGGTGTTTCATCTTCAAACTGAGGATTCATAAGATCATTCAATTTATCAAAGATTTTCTTGCCAAACTGATACATAAAGACTTTGCCGTCGTTGTCTGGATTCGATGAATCTTTAACAACAAGAACATTAGCGATATATTTCAGACGACGCTTTTGCTTGCGTGCAAGCTCTTTGTCGCTGTCAACACCCGAGTTCCACAATTTACCGTTGAATTCGGAAACTGGGTCATCTTGATTAATTGTAGTAAGGGAGTTTTCAATGTACCAAAGACCTGTTGGGCCTTGGAAACCGTGATCCCAGATACGTACGAATGGCATCTCTTCGCCTTTAGAAGCTGGCAAGAAACGAATAATAGCAAAACCGTTACCAGCTTTATCGCGGGTTGGTTTCCACATTTTACCTTCGTTAGGATCTGAGTAGCTCTTAGTTGAGATTTTTTCGAGCTGTGCGTTCAATTTTGTTAGAGAAGCTGAACGATTCTTTTTGAGTGCGTCAAATGACATATTAGTTATTCCTTATATTGCTGTATATAGCGTTGGTTTATATTTGCGATGTATGTTGTGGATTACTCCACCATCTATTTATATTAGAAAAATCGTTCTCGGACAATATCTTTGAACTTTTTTTCGTCAATTTCTAAGAAAGGTCTATACTTCCTTATTAGTCTTATTATATCATATGCTACAATTTTGTCAACTACTTCTTTCTCCCAATAAGGAAAAATATTTGCAATATGTGCAATGATAGTAAAGGTTTCAATACTAATTTTCCGCTGCATGTACATAGTCATAATATATGGGTGTTGCCCATTCACTGCAGCGAAGTTAGCTTGAAAGTTGTCGTCAAGATTTTGCAAGTCGCTTTTGAATGTACGAGACAGAGAATCTATCTTGCGTTGCCAATCAACATAACGATCTTCGCCTTCTTGCTCGATAATCTCGCGAATCCATGCGTTTGGTTTAACAACCATAGTAGCAAGCATTAGCTTTTCTGGGTTATCTTTGCGGGCAAGCTTCTCAAAGAAATAAGCGTCATTACGAGTTCTAAATTTATCGAAGGAAGCTCTTATCTTTCCGTGGTACCTATGGTAGTCGTAACCATCAGTAGTGAAGTGCTTTTTCATTGCAAGGTACTTTACATACCATTGAAAGGATTCTTCGTTAGCATAACTCTGTGATGTCTTTATCATCTTTGATCACCATTTTCATAGCAATTGCTTCAGTTCGTACTTTTTCTTTTAAAATAGAAGATTTCTTTACGATATCGGCAACTGTTTCAATTTCTAATCCGTTAATTGCAGCGTACTCTACTAGAGCATCAATATAATTTACGCCACTTGCTAACATTTCTTGTATATCATGATGTACTTTTTCTGGTGTTCTTGGTGCGATCATAGTGGTATTATCCATTTAATGGTTTGATTCCAGCTACCCAATTTTCAGCGCAGCTTCGCGCCCAATGGATACTCTTGTCTTCATAAATTTCTTCTTTGATGAATTCGTCATTGATAAAGCAACGAATACCAGAACCATTTTCGGTTTCAAAAAAGTCCGCTTTGAGAGACTGCCCTGCTTTTTCTTGGAAAATATTATTACTTGCCATTATTTTTTCTCCTTGATGTTAGATGTTGCTTTAACTTGCCCACATGTTGCACAATGAACTACTGTTATATAAAACTTGTGCTTACCAAACATTACTGTTGTAGTACCACCTGTTATAACTACTTTATCACAACAACCTGTGACTGTCAACTGTTTTTTTGGTAATTCATGATTTACACCTGATATAGGCTGTACTGGGGTAATACGCATTTATCTTTCCTCAAATAACACATTATTTACATATCTTTCTTTATCTTCTTCTGAGATTCCCATATTAAGAATAGATCTGTGAAGATGAGGATTCATTTTTTGATTTGTACAATATTTGTTCAAAAGAGGTAATGTATTTCTATTGGAAACAAAAGCGTTATATTCTAAATTTTCGAGATAAAAATCTACTAAATGTTTAGTGACATTAATAAATTGATCTAATTCTTTATCAGTATTAATATTACCAACTGCAATCATATCTTCTGAGAAGATTTCTTTAGCCCATGCTGGCAACTCTCGTGGTTTATTCCATTCAAGACCTTTGGTTACAGTTTCCATATATTGATTATAAGGATGCTCAAAACCACGCAGAGGTGAATAGTCCATAAATGAACCTGTGATCTTCTTTGGTCCTGCTACAATATCAAACCCAAGAATGGGTAGTTCTACATCAATTTCTGGAAATACATTTACATGCATAAGCCACAAACCCTTTCCATCTTCAGGACGGATAGTTTTCAAGTGGCATTTATAAACTTCATCTGAATGCCAGAAAGTATCTGTCCATCCATCAAAATGCATATCTTCTGAATAATTCGTATTATCATATCTATCAAAATATGTATCAAATCTCTTAGTAATATGTGACGCATATTCGTCTAGCTTATCCCAAAGTGGATGCATTATCTTCTTTCCTCACAGACCAGGTACTGTCGTTTATGTTTTCCCAGACTAAGTTGTCTCCAACAGTCCAGCCCATTTGATCGCAAAGTTCATCTGTTAATTGAAGAAGAAGATCCCCGGTTTGGGGATCCTCGACTATGTCTAATGTTTTAGGTATAGAAGTCACTTTGATTTTCTTTCTCGCCGAGCTTTAGCCCACTCAGTGAGAATTCTCGTTTCGCGAATTTGTCTTAATTCTTTTCGTCTTGTTCTTGCAGCAACACTGCGTAGCATACGGTCAGATTTCTTCATATCTTTGTTAACATCGCCAATTCCGATATCGATATCTGTATCTTCGTTATCTGATTGCTCTTGCATGGTTATCTCCTTAGCCAATTTATTATATTATATACTAAAACGATGTGAGTGTCAACCTTTATTTTCGTTATT